CTAATTCGTTCTCGCGATCGGTAATTGATTCCACTCTTTTCCGTCCAGTACTCGGCCAGCAATTTTCTTTCCAACTCGCAGCATTTTAGTTCCATCGTCAGCCACTGAGCTACGGGCCTTCTTTTGAGCCGGTAGGTTAATTCCATCACCTGGCCCCCAGTCGCCCCACTGTTTAAAGTGGAAGGCTACTTCATTCTCCATGCATTGTGCGTGCAATGATCTAAACCAATCCGGTGCCGCGGGGCGGGCCTTTGACCCACTCTCGCCACCTGTGATGACCCAATCAATTGTTGAACCTAACCATGGCGAAATTTCTAGCGGACCAAGTAATGGTTCAGCTGAAATAAAACGGACTTTTGCTGGAATTTCTGCCAAAAACGGCAACAGCTCATCAGCCCTTTTTTGCAATTCAACAGTTGTCCCAAGCCAAACGTTTTCAGGCCAAACATCCTGCCATCTCGCCATTCTCAATACGTTTTGCGGGCGCTTTGTAAGAAGTAGCCAATCAAGGTTTGGAGTAGATTCTATTAAGTCAAATAATCGGCTGCGAATAGGAATGAGCTCGTCTCGGTCCTCAAAAACATCGCCCATCGAAGCGCAAAAAACGCGTGGACGAACTTGCGCAGTTTCAGCGTCTTTGTTCCACTTAATTGGCTGCTTCCAATGGTTGTCACTTAACAAGCGTCGAGCAGGTTTGGGTCCCCAAACGTCTTGCCCAACTCGCTTAGCCCAGCTTTCCGCGTAGCAGTGATGACATGCCTCAGAGACCTTTGTGCACCCCCACCATGGATTAAAGGTGTGTGTCGTCCATTCGATCTTTGAATTAGCGCCCATTGTGCCGCCTCCTGATTGCAAATGTTCTCGCATAGTTCTGATTTCAGTGAAAGCATTTAGCACACGCTAAGGGTTTAATTCCCCGATCGACCATTCCCACGCGCGCGCGGCAGCCATTGGATTAACGGCTGCGGGTCGCTCGGCGCTCCTGATCACCCGGACGAAATGATCAGCTCCTTGCGTCCCTTCGCGGTGCCAGCCTTTTAATTACTCTTAAATGCCCGATTGAAGAGGTGTGGCTATTGGCTAGTAAAAATCATAGGGCCCACGACATGCAGAGGCCATTGCCGTCGCTGATGGGCACCCAAACTTAGACCGTGGTCACTTGCTGGAAGCCTGTCACTCCTGTGCCGGTAGCTTTGAACCAGATGGCCGGTGCTCCGACACCGTCAACTTGGATGATGATGGAACCGGGGTCGGCTGGAATGTTGCCCTCTGGAAGCTGCAAGGCAAATTTTATGAACTGGGTACCATTATCGTTGAACAGGATAGTGCGACCATTAAGCTGCAAATTCCGCTTGATGCGCGTTCCGCCGCCCGTCGCGCCTTGATCCAGAATGTCCAGTTTTGTGTCACCGTCATTTTTGACTGCAAATTCGACGTTCGGAAAGTTGCAGTTGATCAGGTCAGTGGAAATCGCTGCGGGCAAGGGTGGTGTGGTGGTTGGGTCTCCGCCAAATATCCAGACCCCGATAGCTGCAAGCGTGCCCAACCCATCGGAGATTAGCGCGCGCGTTTGCCCGTTTGAAATGCCAAAACACACGTCATTGTCCTTGTCGCCGGGCAACATGACGTTCGATGTCACAAAGTTGTCTACCCCTGTTTGACCCGCAATCAACATGCCGTAGTTGTCCATATAGTCAACGCCATCGGGGTCAATGAGTAGGGCCGCTGGGCTATAATCCCGACGATATGTTGTGGTGAACCCGTTGGGCGCTCCGTCAAATTCGCCAGATACACCATGGCAGATATTGCCCTTGTGCAAAGACGTCCGCTGGTTATTGCGCGACAAAATACCGACACGGGCTCTGGTGTTCAGGGCGATGTTGTTGGTCGCAATTACGGCAGTGTTGGTGTCTTCTGTCGATGGGAGGGTCGAGATGGCAAACCCCGTCGTGTTGCGTGTGACGTTACTGTCAATCACGATCATGCGTGACTCACTGTAGATGCCCGCAATTTGCTCTGTCTGATTTGCATCAACGTGGACCAGATTGTTAGCCACAACTGCATTGAGCGCGGTCTTTTTGACGTTGATAGAGCCTTGCTTGCCGCCCGAGTCAGACAATTTATTGCCGTCGATAAAGGCATCCGGTGTCTTACAATATATACCCTCTGCATCCTCACGGCCAATATTTTTCACATTGATGATGCGGTTGTCCGTGATCTCAATGTATGCGCGGCCCGTGAGTGTTTGGGGCAACAGCGAGATACCCTGACACTCGTGATTTGTGTCTGCGCTGCCATAGGGCGAAGTGATGTCTTGAATATGACACCCTGTGACGATGAAGGACTCTAAGCTCGTGACGGTTCCAGCCAAAAGCGCACCTTGGATATTCTGGCCGCCACTTACGCCAGAGGGTGCAGTGTTGTTCTCAATGGTTACACCGTCAACGCGGATGTCACCAATAATAGCGTCACGAAAAGTGAACCCATTCTGCGCACCTGAATGGCTGCCATCTTTCCAAAGAAACTTTGTCAGCGTGTTGGTTGAGCTGTCCTCATAGCTGATCGCAATTCCCGTTGGCTTGCTTTCGCTATCCGCACAATCCGTGGACCAAGTTGCGCCGGATTTAACGTGGAATGAGTCACCGTCAGCGACGAACTCGACACGGCGAGCTTTAATGAATGCACCGTTGCTGACCGTGAAAGCGTGGTCGGTAGATTCAACGCGACCGGGCCCGTTGATCACAATGGGGCCTGACAACGAAATAGTTGATACACCCAACACACGACCGTCGAGAAAAATTTCGGTGTGACCAGCGGCAAGAAAAGCGTCCAGCGCGGCTGTGCCATCACCGATGAACGCATAATTGAAATGCTCGAGCAGCGCTTGCCCATATGGCTCGTAATTCACACCGCCTGCTGTCGTGATGACCGCTGCGGCAATCTGTGCAAGGTCGAGGGTAAAGGACACGTCACCCGCGCGCACGGTCTTCTTGCCTGCGCTGCCGAAAATGGACCGCAAAAAAGCAATCGGGCGGGTGTCGGCATAAAGGTCGGCCACGCTATCAAAGTTGAGAGAGGTGCTGACGGCTTGGCCGCTGATCCCGACCAGATCAATCACATTGATGCCGTCGACGGCATAGCTGCCTGCGGCGGCGATCACATACTCGCCACGACCCGCGATCTGGGCGCGCTGGCCGACGGAAATGAAGCTTGTTGCAATAAGCTCGGCGAGAGACTGAAACGGCTGGACATCAGCTGAAATCAACACGTCGCTGTTTTCGCCAATGAGCCAGTTCCCCGCGTATGTCGTGGACGACGGAGGCGATGCAAGCGCGGTCAACGTGTCGTTCTTGGCGAAGGCCACGCCGTCAACCATCCCAGCCGCAGACACGCGGAAAATATTGCCCGCAGTAGCCCCCGTAGGAAACCCGCCAGAAGAGGCATCAAACGCGCCGATGATGCGGATGTCGCCACTGGCCAGCGAGGCAATCAGGGTGGCGTTATTGGCATCCCCTGCGGCGCGCAAATCAGATTCCGCCCCCAGTGATGTTACGTCGGCCTTTTCAGCCAGCATAGCGATAGTCGCCGAACTAACTGGCAGGTCGCCGATCCATGTCCAACTGCCGCTGCCCTGATCGCCAGACTTCAGATAGACTCCGTTGCGTTCGGGTGTGTCACCAAAAACAGAGCCAACGGCTCCGTCGTTCCAATTGAGGTCAGAAAGCAAGGTGGACCGCAATTTTTTTGCAGGCCCCAAGCGCGCTGAAATCAGAGTGATTAGAGCCTCCGCCGTGATGCGAACGGTCGTGCCTTCGCGGTTTCCCAAAAGGTCATCGATGAGGCTGACAGACGTCAGATCGGAGGTTCGGTCACCATTGCTGTGTGGCATGTGCTTTTCCTAGAATATGGTTGCAGTGAACGGGCCAGAAATTGCGCCTGTGACCCCAAGAGAATTTTGGGGTTCAACCCAATAATCCCAAACGCCGGCCGCCGCGCAGGATGTGGTCTGGCGGAAGACAACAACGTCATCAATCGCACCATCGAAATTGGCGTTTGCATCGAGGGTGAAAGATGTATTTCCGGTGACCGCCGTGAGGGTAAGAAGGGCTAGGCCATTGGTGGCAATTGCAGATCCTGACACGGTCGTTCCGCCGGTCAATTTTGGTTTGACGGATCCCGCCGTGCGGCCCGAGACTATGAACGCGATGCGGTAGGTTGCGCCTGCGGTTAAGCTAATATCTTTGGAGAGTGTCCCCGTGCTGCCCGGTGTGTGGGTTGCCTCGCCACCGGCAATTGTCCAACCAGCGCCTTCGGTCCAATTGTCTGCCGTGCCAAAACCGCCACCCGAAATGGCGTTGTTGCGTGTGGCATCGCCGTCGATGAACGTGAGTGTGGTATTTGGCGAGACGCTTATTGGTGCGCGGATTGCATCGGCGTTCTTGTCCAACACAGCCCCGGAAGCTGCGCGGTATATTTGAACTTTATCGATGCTTTGATCCGCCGGAATACCAATGCCGATGACCGCACGTCCCATGCTGCCAAGGGCGGCTATTGCAGCGCTATCTAATGGACCGGGCAGTGCAGGATCAGCCTCACCGATGACCAGCGGAATCGCGGATGTAAAAGTGCTGGCAGTGCCCGAGGCAATCGCGCGCGCGCAACATGATGGCATCACCGGCCTCGTAAAGGTCGATGGATGTAGCGCCCGTGGCTGCAGCAACGGTCGCCGTTGTCCAAGACCCCGCACTTGCAAGTTTATGATCGATCTCGAAGCTGGTCACGATTGCTGTCGACCCGTTACCCGGTGCCACCAGAATTTGCAGTCCACCCGCATTGCCGGTGCCCAGCTGGCCACTGGTGATCAGGGTAAAGCGGGGCACAGCCGGTGTCAGGACCGACTGATTGATCTCGGCACCGACACGCCCGTCCCATGCAGGAGGGGTTTCGGCGTCGGTCAGTGCGTCGATGTCCGGGGCATCCGCAACCATGATAAGACGGCTGCCAAAATCCTCGGCAGCTTCGATACCGCGCACCCGCATCGCAAGGCTTTCGGTCGCCATCGGCCCGATGTGGATGGCCTCGCCCACAGCGGGCATCGGGCCTGCGCCCAGCAGACGCAAGGCGCGGGTTTCAGCCGCAGAGACAGCGATTGCACGGACCACGGATGTGCCGATTTGATCGTTGTCATTTGCGTAGACGCGGAACCGGATCCCGTATGCAGGGCCGATGACCAAAGCCGCATCGATTTCGACCAAAGTGCCCTGTGTGGATTTCACCCGCGCGGCGGCATTCAGGCTTGTCAAAACGTCCGAACTGGTCATCACCAGATCACCGCGCGTGACCACGCGGGAGGCACCATCCTGAATGGCGCTGAAGGTGTCGGGCCGCAAGGTCAACTCATGCATCCGCCGCCGTGTCTCGATCCAGATTTCATCAGGGTCTGTCTTGCCGGGCAAGGACAGTTCTTCGGTCAGGTTGATATCGCCTACATGGCCGGGCCATGGGATGATGCGCTCGGCGGGTTGGTAGTTGTTGGTGGCGTCAAGGAACGGCACGCGAAACCCGTCTGGCGCGTCAAAGTAAGTCCGGTCCCATTGGAAATCAGAGGCGTTGCGCGGATTGATATGGTCGATCACAAGCGACTGCGGGCGGTCAATCACCACACCCCATTTGATCCCGTCATGGCGCGGCGTGGCACGACCGGCCGCACAGATCGCGGCGAGCATTTCGGCAAGGCTTTCGGGTTGGTCGTGCACGTGGTCATATTTCAAACCTTTGAGGGCGCACCAGTCATACCAGTCGGCAATCTGTGCCATGTCGATTTCAGTCTCTAGGACGGGATAGGGGCTAAGAGGTGATGTGAGCGCCAGCAAATAGTGGGTCGCGGGGTTGCTGCTGTAGCCGTCGGCCCAGACGTTGCCGCCCTGGTGTTGTGGCCCTTCGCGCTCAATCATGACGTTAAAATTATCGAGTGTGCCGTTGAGCTGGTAAGTGGCGCGGACCCGCACGGCGATCAGCGAAATCGGCTTGTCGATGTTGACCGGATACTCCGGGCGGATCGACTGGATCGCTTGCAATGTCGTCCTGTCAGACACTTGGCTATCGGTGGCCTCGGGCGTCATGCGCGTCACCCTGATTTGCCACCGGCCACGGCTTGAATGGGTCCAAGTGTGCTGACGCAGGATGGATTCGCGCTTCTTGGCGGCAATGTCCAATGTTGTGACAGTTGACCAAGTGCCAGTCCCGTTCAGCCGCTCTTCAATTTTAATCGAAACAGCCTGTGTGCGCAGGTCACCTCCGCTGTCGATACGAAACAAGCCGCCGGGAAAGCCCAGTATCACAGAACTCTGCGCCGTATCACTGGCGGAGAAGCGCACGACAGGCGTGTCGATTGCAGCGGCATTCGGGATGATTTCGCCTGCGTCGTCGCGGGGCAAAGGGCGCAGTAGATCAACGCCAGCACCTTCCTCCAAAATTTGCTTGGGGTAGAGCGACACAGGCGCGTCGCCGTCTCGCCCTTCGCGGATTTCAATATCGATATTGTCATAATCATCGATCGAGGTTTCACCGATGCGCAGATCGCTGATGCGCAAAGGGCCGTAGCCACAGGTAAACAGGGCACGGATATATTGTTGGTCGCCTACAACCTCGGTCCATGAACTGGCCGCATAGGGCGGCGCGTAACGGTGCGCGCCCATCGGATAGGGCACAGGCGCGCCGGGGCGCATCTCGTTTTGCCACCCTGAAATCGCAAAGACGTTGCGCTTTTTTTCACTATCGGTGGTTTGAACGGGGATCAGCGCGTTGACCAGCAAGGTGCCTACAATTGTCAGACCGGCTGTGACCAGAGCAGTGCCGAACTGACTGGTGACATGCAAAAATCCGGCGACAGCAGGCGTCAGATAAAGCGCCGCCACCGAGACCACGGCCAGCAGAACAGAGCGGAGCGTATCTTGACCGGGGATAGTGCGCACAACAACCTGCACGCCGGGCATTGGCCGGACGCGGTGCCATTGCGCCAAAGGCACATTCGCAGACCCCTTGTCGGACACCAAAGTCACACGCACGCGCTCGAATGGGATACCTACCACAGGAACGCAACGTGCCACGATATCAGCGACGGTGGTGCCAGCATCTACGCTAAAGTTGAGGCGTGCCTGACCGGGGTCAAGCAGGTGGGCGGCCATGACGGGGATGGTTTTAAAGGTCATTTTAAAGCCCCGTTGATCGTAGCCGGCGCATGGCGAAATGCACCGACAAAGCGGTTTACCCAGCGAGGGGCATTGAACAATTCGACTTTGGCGTGATCGTCTGATGCCATGTGCAGCATGGTCCGTGCGTCAATGGCGATCCCGATATGGCTGTCGTGACGGCCGTGGCGAAACAGCAAAAGATCAAACGGCAAAATGCCGTCCGTAATTTTGGGCCAATGCGGGGCCTTGTGGTGGTTCAGCAAGGCCGCAACTTCGGCCCCTTCAGCGGCTCCGGTATAGGCCTCTGCATAGGACGGCAGATCAATGCCAAGCTGTTCTTTGTAGACCAGACGGGCCAGCCCCCAGCAGTCACACCCGGTGCGGTCGCGGCCAAGATCGGCGTAAGGGATGCCGGTGAAATCATTGGCCCACCTCATCGGTAAATCCCCGGAAAGCGCTGCTTTGTAAATCGGTCCATCGGCACGGTTTCTTCTTCGACAGGGGCCCGCGACATCTCGATGGTGACCTCGCCCGCATTGCCACTGCTGCCGATCATCATCATGCCGCGAAACTCGACCTCGATGTCATTGGGGCTGTCAGCCATCACAACGGCCATGCTGATCGTGGGTCGGTTGGTAAAGCTGCGCAGCGTTTCCGCGATCCGGTTGTCGACATTGGACAGCACAATGGTGGCTGCAGCAGGCACGTCTTCAAGGTCAGAGGGCAGGTCGGTTGAGGCCAGAACAAACAGGAATGGCTCAAGGGCGGGATCCGCACCGAACCAGTTGGACCGCGTCCCATACATCAAAGGCGCATCGGACAGCCGCTCTGTCGGGTCGGTGGACAGGCGAACGGGGGCGTCGAGCGATGGGTGATCGATGGTGAACAGTGCAACCTCAACGGCATCGGTTGTCGCCGCGTCATGGGCCGTGCGGGCATTGATCAGGACCCGGCTCATGGCATGACCCAAACGGAAAAGGAAATATCAAAACGATTGCCAACCAAGGTTTCAATCGGCGGCTCGTCTCCAAACAAACACAGCCATTGGCCCGCCAGAAGGATGGGGCTGTCGTCGCCGTCAAGCATGGGCTGACCATCGCTGCTCAACAAGGGCCACCCGTCAGTGAGCGGGTCTGGCATGTAAAAAGGGAGCGCGCCGCTCGCGGTTACGCTGTCATAAAAATCATCAAATACGGCCTTGTCAGCGCGCGACATATTCACCATCAATGACACGCCTTTCGCCGTGCTGGAAAACCTGCGCCGATACCCCGGTGCGCCGCCATTGCGTTTTTTAAGCCGCCCGTCCTGACGTTGGGACTGGTAGTCGTTGCGGGTTGGTTTGCGCAGGGATGCGGGCCATGTCGGGACTGTCATCGGCTGGCCGTCCGTTTCCGCAGGCCATAGCCCTTCAGCTGCTTTTGAGCCCCACCACCAGGCGTAGAAAGTGCGGCGCCGACTTCATCGGCAAGGATAAGTTTCATCTTGCGGCCACCGCGCCCGTCACTTTCTTCGGTCACGTTGCCCTTCACCGGGGTCGAACCACGGTTCTCGATTGAAAAATTGATGGCAGGCATTGCAAAGCCACCACTGGAGCCGGTGGGTCCGATCTGACCGCCCGCCGCAAAGGACGGAAACGCGCCCGCATTCATCATTTCAAGAACAGGCTGATAAGTTTTTGTCGCTTTGGCGGTCATCATGAACTCGCCGTTTGAGCCCCACATCAGCACGTCATCGGATGTGCCCGAGCCCGGTCCGTAGATCTTGCCGCCATCTGCTTTTGCGGGAATGGTGTTGAGGTTGGCGGCAGGGGCCGCTCCGGGGAAAATACCGCCCAAGATCGTGCCGATAATGCCACCGCCACCCGCCGTGCCAAGCATTTGGGCAAGCGGCCCTTCACCCAGCAGTATCGCTTGATAAACAATATCTTCCAGCTTGCCTGCCACGCCGTCCAATGCGCCCATCAAGCCGCCGCTGCTCTGCCGCAGATCATCAAAAAATCCAACGGCGACATCTTTGGTCGCGTCCCATTTTTCTTGCTGTTCTTCGAGCGCTTGGGTTTCAGCATTGCGTGCGCCGATCAAGGCCTCGATTTGCTTTTTCTCTGCGGCGGATGCGCTTGATAATGTCTCACGGTTGCGCAACATTTCTTTCTGGATCGGGTCCAGCTCGCGCAGAATTGCAAGCTCGTCCTCATACCCAGAGATCAGGTCCATGACCGCGTCTCGCTCGCGCTCGGTTGTGCGAGCGGCAGGTGACTGTTTGGTTTTTTTGGGGGTTGTCAGCCTTCTTAAATTTGCGATAGCCCGATTGTTTTGCTGCGCGGTATCAGCACTGGGTAATACCGGAACAGACATGGCATCGTCTTCACCGCCCAGTGATGCGGCCAATCGGATGTTACGCGCAAGGTCTGCAGCGTCCGCAGCCGCCGCACGGATGCCTGCACCAACGTCGGTCGTTCCGATCTGTTGGCTAATGCTCAATGCGAGGCGTAGTTCATTTTTCATCGCCTCGGAAACATCCAGTGTGGACAGTTTTTCTTCCAAGACATCGCGCTCTGCTTTGGCGCGCAGGTTTGCCACCTCGACGCTGCCTTCACCGAATACCTTGATTGCGGCTTGTAGCTCGTTTTGGGCATTCATCTTATCAAGCAATGCCTGCGCGGAGCCGAGCTGGGCATCACTTTCACCGCGGATGTTGCCATAGAGGGCATACTGGCTGGCGAGCGCTGAGTTGGTGTCCTTGACAGCCCCCGTGATCTCGCCAGCTTGCAGCGCAATCAGGCCCGCTTCTTTGGCTACGTTGAGTAGCGGAACTGGAATTTGGTCAACGGATCCAAAAACCCGCAAAAAAGCTGCATTCAAATCGTTAGCAGCCGTCACTTTTTCGGACATCGTGCGGGCATCGGCCAACGCCTCAAGCCGCTGTATAACCGCCGAGGCTTGCTGATCCGTTAGGTCGAGTGTGTCACGTAGCTCAAAAAAGGTTCGGTCCATTTCACTGATCATGCCGCCGCGCGTGGCCACTAATCTCGTGCGGGACAGCCCGCCAAAACGCTCAGTTAAACTATCTACTGCTGCATCCATCTCTTGGATGGCTTCGATCCGTGCAAACTCTTCTAAGAACCCTGCAACACCCTTTACCGACGATGCTGCTGTCCCAAAACGGTCAGACAGATCGGATGTCGATGATGCGGCTAGATCGGCAAGGCTCCGATAGTCGCCGACAGATGCCGTGAGATCATCAATAATATCATCAAATGTTTGGGCCTTTTCCCCTGCGCCAAAGGCAGACGCCCCCCATTGTACCAAAGCCGCACCGCCGCCGATAACGCCAATGGTCATGAGGCTGATCGGGTTCAACATGCCCATAAACGCGCCGCCGAGCGCCTTAACCGCTCCGGCGGCTCCCATCGGGCCGATGACCTGGCTGATCTGGGTGCCTTGCTGTAGCGCCAACGTAAGCGGGTTCTGGCCCGCTGCCATCATCACACCTACGTCGTTAAACTGGGCCACAAGGTTGCCCATATTGCCAGCTGCGACGCGGTTGGCCGATCCCATTGCTTTTGCTGTCGCGGCGTTGCGGGTCTGTGCGGCCGACAATGCGACGACCTTGGCCTGTGCGCCGCCGGATTTGGTGCCAAGGCCTTGGGTTTCGGCGGCGGCTTTACGGCTTTTTGCCCCCATCTGTTCAGTGGCTGCACCCGTCTTTTTGACGGCTCCGCCAAGCTTATCGACGGTCGCAATGGCGGCATTGCCGTCCGCGTCGATTGTGATGCTTAGCGTCATAGTCAATTTAAGCGTCCTCGTTTTTGGCAATCAAGGCACCCGCCTCGATCATCATAATGTCCGCCCAGAGCGCGGGCGTGACGGTAAATCCTGCGACCTCGAGCCCCGCGCGGGCACCTGCGTAATCCAGCCCCGTAATCTGCGCGGGCCCCATGCCGCCGGATCGCCATCGCCACTGCGTCTGGATCGCAAGAAAGGCCAGTGCAGCTTCAACGTTGTCAGACCAGACACCGTCATCATCGGTGTCGTTGGGGAGTAGGTCGGTATCGATTCCCCACAGGTCAAAATCATCTTTGAGGTCGGTCTCTGTTTGCGAGTGGTCGAGCCTGCCGTGATACCATGCAGACCCGACCCATTTTAGTTTCCCGAGCGGGCCTTGGTGATTGCCTCGAGATAGGCCGTGATCAGACCTTGGCGGATCGGATGGTCGTTAATCAGTGCATCGCGCATCGCGTCATTGAATGGGATTGGCTTTTCATTTTCATCGACCAGATCATCGCTGAACCCGACAATCGCCAATTTCAGCAGACCGGCAGTGCCCTCGCGCGTGGCGACGTTGTGCTCTTCGGCCTGATCGGCAGGGACCACGCGGAACTGGCATCCGAAGCTTTGCAGCTCATAGCCGCCGTCTACCGGCACCATAACGTCGACAGTGTGGGTGAATTTGCGGTCCTTGATGACTTTGAACATGGGTGTTTCCTTGTTTGAAATGTTGGCTGACTGGGGGGACGACCTGTCCCCCCTTTGGCTATGTTGACCGCTGGGACCGTCAGTCCGCCCCTTCGGTTCTGCCGCTGCCCGTTGGCAGCCCACTACAGATCGCCGGGGGTATTACGTGAGCGTGAGTGTCCACTGGTCATTGCCTGCCGTTGGCAACGGCTGTGCCTTGAGCGGCCACTCGACTTTGCCCTGCACGTCTTCCAAACCTTGCGGGCGTTGAATTTCGATCTTGGGCATAGCCAGCGTTGCGATGCGCCCGGCTGCTTTCCCGTGCACAAGAATAAGAGCCAGATCATCGTCAGAAAGTGCTGCGGCATAAGGATCAAAGGTGGTCAGCGGCACCGCCTTCACAGTGAAATCGACCATCTCGGCCTTGTCAGTGATGTCGACCAGTTCCTCGCCCACCAGAAAGCTGGGCTGCACATCGTTGCCGAGAGCCAACATCAACTTGCGCAAAACGAGTGACAGGCCACCGAGGCTGAAGGTGGTGTTTGCCTGTGTCACGACCTGCGGCTTTTTGTAGGCCGCCAGCGTTGGCGTTGGCACGGCTTCTTCGGTTGGTTGTGTAAACAGACCTGTGAACGTGAAGCGCAGGTAGGGGATACCCTGCGCCGTGAAATCCAAGCTGCAGTCGCCGCGCATACCTGTCGACACAAATTTCGTGCCATCCAGCCCAAACCACAATGTCACACTCTCGTGGTTGTCCGATACTGGATTGTAGGTCACTGATGTGAGCGCAGTAACTGTCTCTGCGACAGCGCAGGCTCGCAACAGAGGACCCCACGCAGGGGCAGTGCCAGCGGTGCCGGATGGCTCCAGCTCGACATTGAAAGTGACTTTGGTATGCAACTCGACCGGCAAGGTGCCTTGGGCACCCAAATAGGGCTGTTCGAGGTTGCGGCTGACATCGTTGCCTTCCATCGGCATGATCTTGAAATCCGTTGTCAGAACAGCATTGGCCGCGCCTGTGGGCGTCGGGTCCACGCCATATGCGGTCTCGAGCTTTACGAGGACGGTTTTTTTGCGCCAGTATTTGGTCATCTAGGCCTCCTTCGGCTCGGGTTTAACGGGGTGAACGGTCTCGGATGTCTTGTCCAAGGGCCGTGGCTCGGCGGGCGTTTCCACCTTTTTCAGATCACCGTTCTTTTGGCGGAGATAACTGCCACCAGACTGGGGTAGGGCATCAGGTTTTTTGGTCATGACATGATCCTCAATTGGTCGGAGATGCGAAAGTCGAGCTGATAGACCAGCGCGCCATCGGTGATGTTGCGTAGGCTGCCGCTGACAAGCTGAAACACGCCAACCTCTGTCGATGGGGCCCAGCCTGACAGCGCTGCGATGACTTCTGCTTTGATGGCGTCGATGGGCTCTAATTTGTCGCGACCAACCGGATCGCTGGAGCGGACGGTAAAGATCACACCAAAGGTCTCAACGGTGTCTTGGGTAAATGCACCGGCTGCGGCTTCTGCTTTGCCGCCCTGAAGGCCGACAGGCACGATATGTGCGGCAGGCGTGACATGCGGCAGGCGCTTGGACTGCATCATTGCCGCAAAACTGCCCGCACCCTCGACCCGACCGCTAAAGACGGGCGCGTTAGATTTCAGGCGCGTGATGATGTCGGCAATCATCCGATGAAGCCTTTGAGATTGTCATTTGTGAAGGGTCGCTTGCGGTCGGTGATGCGCACGCCGCTGGCCCCATTGTTGGCGGCAGGTTTACCTGCAATCGTCAGAGTGATCCCACCTTTGGCAATCTCGCGCAGAGCGCGCAGCGCGTCTTGATAGTCTTGGGTGATTTTGTCTTCGGCGGAGTAGACGTGCAGTTTGTAGATCGCGATCGACAAAGCGAGATCGACCAATTGAACCGGCACCGATGCGACGGGCAATGCGTAGCGCGCCTCGAGATAACCGTCGATCACAGCGTCGGTGTCCGCCAAAGCTTGGCTCACGATGCTGGCGTCAATTTGCCCAGTTGGCGGTGTCGCCCGATCCGTCACCCGGATAAGGAGATCATCGCCAAAACGGCTTTTGAGCTGATCGAGAGTTGCATAGGGCACGGGTGGCAGACCTTTGGTTTGAAGCCCTTTTAAACGGGCTTAAATTAGCGAGATGCAGCGGCGTTGATGATGAGAAGTGGATCGCGCTCGAGTGCGGCAATCTGGTCTTCAGTCAGATCACTGACCGCGATGACCGTGGGCTCAAGGGTAAATTGCCGACCGATGCGCCAACGACCCTTTTTGGGTCCAACGACAGTGATTGTCGGGCCTTCTTCGCTGGCTGCGGCTTGCGCGTCGGCTGCGGCTTGCGCGTCGGCTGCGGCTTGCGTGTCGGCTGCGGCTTGCGCGTCAGATTTGAGTGCTGCACCCGAGATAGTCTCGGCGACTGGTTGATTGCCGGTAGATTGATCCGCAGGGCTTGCGTTCGCGGCCTCTGTGTCTTTGATCAGTTTGGCAAGCTTTGTGTTGCTCAAGCCTGTGCCATCGAGCTTCAATTCGGTAGCGCGGGCGTCCAGTTTTTCACGAGCGGTCATGAGATTTCTCCAATTTTGGGATCAGTTGACTAAAGCGGTCCGGGTCTCTCCGGACCGCTCAATTAACTGATGGGTGTTAGGCCAGCCAAGAAACGATCAGCAGCTCGGCTGTGCCTTTCCATTCGTTGGTTTCCCCGCCTGCGGCATTTTCAGAGTTGAGCAGCTTGCGCGCAGCGCTCTCTTGCGACGGGCCGACAACCAGCAAGTTCGGCGTCAGGGCCAATGGACGCCCATGGTCGCCTTTCATGCTGGACAAAGCGGCGCGGGCAATGGCGTAGTTTGCCGCGTTCATCGGCTGTTTGGAGCCCCACGCCATCTGCCAGAAACCATAACCGACCCCGGCGCGGCTTTCGGAGCCGTAGATGAATGTCTTGTTCATGAAGACGTTTTCGTCGGTGTCTTTGTCCAAGGCGGTGAATTTGGCTGCTTGACGCTCTTGGTAGATGAGCGGTTTGACGTCTTCGTTTGTGCAAAGTAGGAACCAGGGCGAACCGGTGCCGCCATCCGTGTTTGCAACAGTGATCATTTCACCGTCTTCACCAATGACAGGGTGATCCGTGTCAAAGAACGGCTGGCCATCGTAGCACTCGTCGACAAAACCGGCTTTGAGCTTGTCCCAGACCATTTTTTCAGGATGGCGCGCCATCGAGCGGCCCATTGATTTGAAACGGCTGCCATAAGTCCCAAGCTCGTCATCGGCAATCGCATTGCGCGGCACCGAAACGGTCAGCTCGAAGTCCTTGTTTGGGACGCGGTAGTCGTGTTCTTTCAGGCCGTGGATAACCCGTGGGCCAATCCATTCGCGCACACCGGGCAAATCGCCAAGCCAGCCATAAAGGTTTTCGCTGGAGGATGACGGCATGGTCTCTGAGACCTTGTCGCGCATCGCGGGGACGTCTTTGAAGGCGTCGTCGTATTTCTTGGAGAAACCAACGCGCAGGGCGGCGAGAGATGTTGAATTGATAAGCATGATCAGTGTTTCCTCTTAGGACGCAATACGGGTGATGGCTTCGTCGAACCGGACCCAGACGCCCAGATCGTCGACATCGTCTACAACGCCCGCCTTCGAGCGGGTGCCAGTGCCATCGGTTTTGGCGACGGTTTGGTCATCAACGGCAAAGCAAGCCTTGCCGATATCAGCGATGGTGACCTCGTCAGTGGTCGCCGAATTGGCATAGCGGAAACGCCCGGCCATAAAGCTGACGGCTTTGTCACCGGCTACGCCTGTGGCGTTGTCGACGGTTTCTTCGGCCCGCCCGACGCCCGTCAGGTTGAGCGCTGTGGTGGCAGGGGCGATAAAACCAGCGGCGTTGCGCACCAACATGGCACCTGCGTGCACGGTTACAGCGGCGGCAAGTTTGCCAACTTGCATGTCACCCGCTTTGGCCGGGGTGTTACGGCCCGCGATTAGAGCAGTCATTGGCCTGCCTCCTGTGTTTTGAGCTGTGCGGCGAATTCGTCATGTGACATGCCAAGCTGATCGGCCACCGCGGACTGTTCAGCATTGAGAGACATGACGCCGTCGGCGCTTGGTGGCGGCGCAATCGTTGTGCCCGTGCCTGTCAGCACAGGCATAGCTTCAATCAGCGCCACGGCCTCGGTGGGGTCCTTCATGTGCATCGTGATGTAGCGATCACGCACAGGCTTCAGGCCAACACGGCCACGTTTGATTTCAGCGTCGACAAAGGCCGTCGCTTTATCGCGAGCACCACCTTCGGTCAGGGTGTTCAGCTTTGTGGTCAAAGAAGTGATTTCGGACTGCAGCTCCACCACCTCTTTCGGTGTGGCCTCAGCGGATGCTGAAAGCTTGACCGCAGCAAGAACCGCAGCGGCGTCACCGTCCGCAATCCCCAGCACGGTGCCGATTTCGGCAATGCTGGACTGTAGAGCAGCGGTTTCAGCCTTGCCCGCACCGTCGGCAAACTTGAGTGCCTTCTCAACCGCAGAGGCGATATCTGCCTCGGTTGCGTCGTCGGCAAGGCCAAGCATCTTGGCCATTCGTTGGATGAAAGACATCAGGGTCTCCTGTTGATGTAGTTGGGTCAGCCCGCGCAGGTTGGGCCGGTTGACAAGGCTGGCATTGGCCAGTCTCGAAATACGTTTGTCGGTCTCGGAAGCGTGCATCACGACGGGCGAAATGCCGCGATAGGCACGGCTGGTGACCAGCTTGGCCCCTTCCTCTGTCCATTCGACGCGGCCCCAGAGACCGTCATCGCGCGCTTGCATTTCCCTGATCCAGCCTACGGCACGCGCGTCACCGCCATTTGGGGCTGCAAGGAATGTTGCGTGATTGATGTCGATTTCAAGCGCATCACGATCGGCAAACGAGTTGGTGATGATTTCTGCGAAGGGGGACAGGGTATAGGGACCACGGCTGTCGCCTGTTTGCACAAGGCCGTCAGCAGGGGCAGGTAGCAGGTGGACCCATTCTGGCGCAGCGTTTGCCGCGCCATCTGTGACGAGCATTGTCTGGGCCATTAAAGCTGTTTGGAGGGGTGCAAGTTTCATGCCGTAAATATCGCGGCACGGCGTCTTTAAAACTACGCACAACGGTCTGTGGGGACTATCCGAGACGCTGCGATACCAAACTGACGCGCTTGGCGTGTCAGGTCAATCGGAACTATTGGGCCGCACTATTGGGCAGTGACGCAAACCAGTCGTCAATGATGCCGGGGATCGCCTGCAGATCGTCGTCCGATATTCCCAAGAAAGGCCGCGCGGGGATGTTGCCCCACGGGATAGAATGGAAATGATCGCGGCCCAGTTTGTCTTTTCCGATGAAAGCACCAAACGCACCTTGCGCGGCCCCGAATTGCATCACGGCGGCCTGAATGGCGTTGGAGCCGACTTCGACCGAACTGGGGCCATATTGGTGGAAAATACCCTGACGCATACCACCAGACTGGTGCAGCGGGCCCTTGAATGACTTATTCTCCTTGGCATAGCGGTTGAGCGTGGTCTGGGATCGCGGCGCGAAAGGGGTGCCGTCAGGGGAGATACCGCTATCGATCCGGTCACGGCTCGTCTTTGCCAGATAGGCACCAATACGCTCCATCGGCTTGCTTAGATCGCCGAGGTCAGTAGAGAGCCGCGCCAATGCGCTGGCGACCGCGTCATCATTGATTTCGACCTTATACATGCTATATATACCTCATTGGCTGGCATCTACCTGCTGCTCTTCGGGAGTGGAGACGCTTGGGGCGATGAATGGAGGGGTCAGCCAGCTTTCCCTTTGATGAAGTAAGACAACAGTGACAGTCGCCTGCGGCGCTTGTGCAATTCAAACACGCCAACAATCGTGCGGCCATTTTCGGTTAGTTCATACTTGAGACCAGGCCGCCCGCTTTTGGTCGGCGCGACGCCAACCAACCGACCAAATTCGATAAGGCGGGGCAACAACGCAAAATCACGCCCCGTGACCCCTATCTGACCTCGTAGGGCTTCGCCGCTAATATTGCCGTGGCTCGCGATAATATGTCTGACCTCATTTCCCTTAATGGCATAGTCGAACCCTTTGACAGACGTGCCCGTCAATTGCTCGATCGTCGCGGCTTGGTTTTGGGCCACAAGGCCCAAGGTCTGGCGCGATGTTGTGCTACTGTCTTGTCCCGCCCGCACGCGCGCAAACATCCGGCCAAGGCTATCGGCCAAAGACGGCAGCGAGCGGTAACTTTGAGCCAGATCGTCTTTCACCGCATCGGGAACTTCGCGCATGAAGCCGCGCGCTGAATTGTAATTCCAGTCAACAGCTTTTTGGGCCATGACGGCAATCAACTCGCTGCGGTCCTTGTCCGGTGAGTAACCCCAACCCTTGCCGATACCAGGTTGCAGCCCGGTGCGCGGATCAATGGAGGCCCAATTATCTGGAAGTCTGGCATTCGGATCGCCGCCCATGCGGCCAATACCGGCCTCGGATCGGGCACCTTCGACCGTGCAGCCACAGCCCCAATCGTTCGGCGGGAAATGCGCGGCCCAGAACGGGTGATCAGGGGGCAGGGCGACACCATCCCATGCAAGGTGGTTCAATCTGGGGTGTGCGGCACCGCTGTGGATGTAGATCCAATATTTGTAACTTCCATCGACCAGCTGTGCATGGCGACCTGCCATATACGAGGTGCGCATGTTGGTGCGGTAGATTGTGCGCATGCGCCATTCCTCGCCGCGCTTGGTGCCTTCGCCGGTCCAGCCGTGCCAACCACGTTTTTCCACGATTGATTTGAAATCGCGTTTGAACGCGTCGAAACCGGTGCCATCAATAACGGCCTTGTCGACGGCGGTGGCCAAATCAGCAAGCAGGTCGGCTTTGACGGCACCGGCGACCATAAATGCACGATCATGTTGGTTGTAAGCCGGGTCAGCCGCGCCAAAGGTCGGGCGCAGCTCGCGCAGGCGCAAGCGGTAGGCTGCCACTTGGGCATTAAACGGTTTGCGAAACGTGGAGACGAGATCAGGCATCGTCGGCCTCGGCGACCGAAATCATCCCGGCAAACATGCTGGCCTGCAATGCGACCTGAAGCGTCTCGGCAAGTGCTGTGTCGTCAAGGTCAGGATAGCCCGCAATGAGCATTTCGCGGAATTCGTCAAAGGAGGTGGATGCACCAAGCATGGTCTCGATGCGGTCCATCATGCCGCGAAGTGCGGGGCGTCCAGCCTCGATCATCTGGTCGGCCAAAATGTCCTCAACGGTATCCGCCGCAGAAACGCGCCCTGACGGGGCTTCGGCTTGGGGGGCGGTGATGGTCCGTGACTTTGCAGGTCGGGTATTAAATGGGGTTTTAACGGCGCTCTCACGCGCATTCTGGATCGGGTTGGTGGTGGGATTTGTCGGCGTGAGCGCATTTACGGCGTCAGATGTGAGAATCTCGTCGTCACCCTTGGGTTCTGCCCAACCGAATTTAGTGCTGACCTCGCGCATGGAGACACGCAAACCAAGTGGGACAAGTATCCCCAACTGTTCTGCTGCAGCCTGCAAATCTTCTGCTTCGGCGTTGGCGATCTTGATCCGTGGATAGACCTTCTGCGGGCCATATTCAAGGTCGACCCAAGGCCGGATCAGATCACGGTTAAGGATGGCGCTTAGCGCCTTGGCATCGGCGCGCTCGATGTCTTCTTGCACCTGACGGTGTTCTTTGCCTGATCCAAGCCCGCCGGTCACTGCGTCAGTGGTGGCCGTTTGTCCGAGAACTGCTTTGGATATTTGCATATCCAGCCAATCGCTGCGCTCTTTATACAATCCAGATGCCGAGCCTACGTTTTTGGCCTCGATAAAGTCGATCATCATCGTATCGGGGATAATCGCCGCACAGTCACCTGCGATATTTGCCACGGCGTTAAACAGGGTGTCTTTGTCCTGCTCGGATGCGCCTGCACCAAACTTGCCGACCCGCAAGGGTTGGCCGTAGGTTTGGGTGAAGATGGCCCAATCGCGTTGGGTGTAGGCTTTGAACATCCAGCCCCACATTGCGATGCGCGACAGGCCCGACCGCAACGACAAGCCGGACTTGGCTTTGATCTGGGTAAAGATGAACTTGAACGGATCAAGTGGACGCTCTAGTCCATTCTCATCCAGCATCACTGGTGTCGCCAGATCATTGCGGTCAAAGCGGAACCAGCGCGGGTCGCGCCATTCCAACCGCTGCGGCATCCAATCCCCCATCGACCTGTCCCAGATGATCTCGGTGAAGCTGTAGCCTTTGCCAATGGCGTCGAGCATGTCGAATATTTCATCGGCCAGCTCATCGCGCTTGAGCCAGTCTCGGATCATGTCAGCGATTTCGACGTCTCGCGTGTCTTCGCTGCCCGCTTCGACGGTGATGTCGATCTGGCTGACAGAGCGGCGGCGTGTGCCCAAGACGCCGACGTAATGCGGGTCACGCTCTTCGATGATTTCGGCCAGCTCGAGGTATTGGATCGGGTCACCATGATCGGCAGCGCGCAGGATTTGCGCCAAACGCACTGGATCAAGACCATCGGCTGGCGTGCCTGAAATCGGAGAGCGGACGCCGCCAATAGTTGCAGCAGCGACCTCTTGCGTCAGAACCTTGCGCTGGACGGGTTTTCCCCAGCGGTCGAGTAATTGTGGTGTGCGGCCCATGTTATGATCTTTCCATAATGCAGTTACTTGACGTCAGGCGGCGGTGGGTTTGGTCCATCACAGGCCCCCTCGGATGCGGACACCCAATGGTTGGCGGTAGGGGTTTTTCTCATGGCGGTCGTCATGCTTTGGATAGTTCGACATCTCACCAGGTGCGATGTCCACCGCACGCGGCACAGGGCGGTATCCATATTCGATCCAGCGCATCCGGCTCGCGAAATACGCCAATGCCAGACCGACGGCATAGTCGCCGTGTCGCTTTTTGGCTTTTGCGCCGGTCTCGGACGTGCGGGTCGGTGGGATGCGTGGAATGCCCCTGATTTCTTTGACGATACGCATGTCTGACAGGTGGTCATCATCTGCGACGATGGCGATTGAGTTGTCTTCAAAGGCGGCTTTGAGCGGCGGCATATTGAGCCGATACCAATCCTCCGAGAACTTGATCTCCCAAACGAGGCCAGCGCTGTCTTCAGAGGCCCGCAGCCCATACATGCGGCCCAAGTCCTCGGCGAGATTGGCACCGATGCCTGTGGCGTCAACAGCGAAGCCGACAAGCCGGTGCCGGATGTGATCAATGATGGTTTTGCAGATCATCTTTTGCTCGGCAAAAGGCACACCGCGCAGCTCGACGCAGAGCGCTTCGGTGCGCTTGAGGTTTTGCTCGATCGCAAGAATTGGGATCACGGAAAGATCGGAGACCCGTGCCACGTCAAAGCCACCCGCATAGCGTTTCTCAAGGTCAAGCGTTTCAAGGGCTGTCTCCAACGTCTCCATGAAGGGTGACAGCAGCGATTGCCGCTCCAGCTCGGGGCGGTGCAGGTAGTCGGCCGGAAGCTCCAGGCGCAGGATCGGCGAGGTTGCGGTCATGCGCGCCTCGATCAGCGGGGCAGGAAGCCATGTGCCGGATCCCATGGATGGAACGCAGAACAATTCTTGATCGGCGCTGGAGCCATAGAAGTCGATCAGATTGTCACGCCATTCGGCTTCGCCCGCTGCGGTCCATTCGGTGCCATTAACCAGACAGATGCGCTGGAAGAGACCATCGTTGAGCGCATTATCCAGATCGATGCGGATGTGCATACCCGGTTTACGGCCCGCCAGCATGTCTTGGATATGCGCGTTAAACGGGTTTTCCGTGCCAAAATGGGTCGAGCACACCACAACCTGACCGCCCCACATCAGGAAGGCCATTGCGGCCTCGATCAACCGTTCCAGATCATCAACAAATGCGGCTTCGTCTATGATGACGAGACCTTGCTTGCCGCGCAGGCCGCGCGGTGCAGAGGAAAGCGCCATGATTTCAAAGCCGGATGCAAACCGGATGCGGAAGGCTTGAATGGACTTGTCACCCTCGTCGTCGCCTTGGTCAAACAGGAAGCTCTCTTGCGCCAAAGCAGCGATCGAGAAGGCCTTCGCCCACATGGCACAGGCGTCGATGAACTCGCGGGTCATCTCACGTGAATACGAGATATATATGACGTCCATGCCGCCAGCTTTCTTCTGCTTGCCAGCCCGCAAGACAGCCGCAGCAGCCAAAGCCCAAGTCAGGCCGATCCGGCGCGACTTTTCGATAAACAGAACTTGTGCAGAAACACTGTCGAGCAGTGAAACGGCACGTTGTTGATATCCAAGCAGAACGGCGGGCAAGCCCACTTCGCCGATGACGTCTGGCATACCTGACGTGGCTTCAACGCGCTGGCGCTCCCACTCGGCTTTTGAGATAGGCGCGGTCATTGATCAAGCCTTTCAGAAACGCGGCGTTCGATTTCATAGATATCGTCACCGTCCAAGTATTGTGCGGTGTGCTCGATGTGGTGTTCGGCCCCATCGTGCATGCAAATGACCAAGCGACTTGCCCCACTGCCATTTCTGGCACGACTATCGTCTATCTCCGTCGAAGCGATAAAAACAGGATTGAGGTTGAGCCCACGTTTGATCAGCATCACCTTCTTCCTTTCGATTTGAGCATCGCGCGCAGCGATCTGCTCTTTTTCTTAGGGTCGGGTCGTGGATCATCAATCGGTCGGCCAAGGTTTCGGTGCTTCGGCGCACCGCCTTGGTATTCTGGCGCCTCATGGCATCCAGAAGACAGAATAATTGAAGCGAGGGACATCGGGCCGCGTTGCTGCCACATCAGATGCTCTCCCAGTAGCCATTGCGCAGCCAGCCATGCCAGTGGCCTATATGGTGCACAGACGGGCTGAGTGTTGGCTCGGTCAGCGATCCGTTCCAGCGCCAACTGGGGCGCGTCCCACCGGGCTTGTGACCTTTGCCGATGAGCAGGCGTCCGACAACGCCGCAACCACAAGGGCACAGGTAAATGAATTCAAACAGATCCCGATGCTGGCGCGGCTCAAGGCAAAAACTGCCCGCAAGATTGGCGTTTTCAAGCTGCGCGCGGTCGTCCATTTGAAGCGCCCTTAAAATCACGATTTCACCCCCAGAATTTCAGATTTCACCCGATCAGCAACTTCTTTGGTCATGCCGATTTCTTTGGCAGCGGTATCGACAGCCTTCTCGACGCTGGCATCAAATTCGTCGTCAGATGCGCGCCGACCGGCTGCGGACATATTCTGTGCCTGCTGGACCTGACGGAAGGCCGAGGCCAGTTGCATGACGTCTTTGGTTGACACGCTGTCCTGGTCGGCACTGGCGACAATCGAGAACACAAGGCTTTTGATCGTTTCCGCCAGCATCTTGGACAGATCATCAGATCCCTTGGTATCGAACTTGTCCGAGATCGCTTTGACGATTGCTTGGGTATCATCGATGTGACGCGTGAGCTTGGCCTGCCGCATCGAATAGCGATGAAAAGACGACGAGGCGGGGATGTTGAATTCCAGCTCGCCCTTGCTTTGCGCCATCAGCTCTTCGCACTGACGCGTGAAGTCGGCATAGATGTCTGTCTGGGTCTCGACCCGCGCCGCCAAAGCTTGCGCCGCCCACGAGATTATGTGGTCGGCTTCAGGTGGCATCAGATCGATGGCGGTAAGGCGTCCGCGTCCAGTGGCCATGTTACTACCTCGGTAATGAAGGGGGCTTGATGCCGACGATCAGGGCATCCCGGCATAGGTGGTCGGCACCTTTTTGGGTCAACTCTGCCACGATCACCGTGCCGATCCGGCGCAAGCGCACCGCACCCGCTTGGGTCTCCAGCCAACTTAACTGGGTCAGGAGGAACTCGCGGCCACGTCGAAAGCCGAAACTTTTGAGTGTTTCATTGAGCAGATTGCTGTTCAACGAGTTGCCGGACTCATCGCTTAACGCCTTCAAGATTGTCAGGCGAGCGTCAGCGTCGTAGCTGTCGGCAAACCCTTCCCAGATGTCTGTCATTTGTTGGACCTCGCAAGATTGTAAAGGTGATCTTCCAGCCGCGCCAAAGATGCTGCCGATGCATTGCCTGTTTTCTCCAAACTGACCATCTTGCCATCTAGTCCCACGATCTGAAGCTGTATCTGGTGCAGCTCGACGCGGGTCGGGAGATGATCAACATGGGTTTCCACAGATCGTAGGCGCGCATCGATGCCGCCGACTTTTTGTGACAAAGCAGCAATCTGCGGATCAGCAATTGGGCTGGTCTTTTCCAAAAGGGGATTCCCCATTTTTTTTAGGACCAGTCCGGCGATAATCACGAGAAACGCCACGACCCCGGCAACAACGTCCCCGCGCTCGCTTATGATATTGGAAAAGATGTTTTCCATCCAAGAAACCCTCCAGAAATTGCCGTCATGAGGGTCAGCAGCGCGTAATTTGCGGGCGCTGTTGTAGAGACATCACTTGCGACGAAATTAACCGTGATCGCAGCCCAACATCCTGCGGCAAGAGCCATGCCAATAAAGCGGACTTCGTTGGTGTGTGCGTGCCTTAGAAAGATGCCCGTCATCTGCAAGAGCGCCGCCGCAGAGAATATGGCAGCCCAAACAGTTGCAGGAAGAGACTGGAACGTCTGATAACTATCGCGGGCGAGCACCAGTGGATCGGTGATCAAAACCTTTGACCAAGCCAGCAGGTTGAGCGCCGAAAACAACTCTACCGGACGGACGTGATCGTATAAGACGAAGCCGTAAAATCGCTTGGGATTTAGCCAACGCACCTTATTTTGCCCGCGAAATTAAGTTTGAAACAGCGTCCCCAAGGAACTGCTTGCCCACTTCTGTAAGCTTTGCCTCGGCCAAGTCTTTCAACGTCTGGGGAGACGCTTTTAGACGGTGCACTGCATCTTTCGCTCCGACGCCGGTCACATGGTCCAGAACCGTTCTGATCATTGCATCGGACTTCGGTCCAGTTGCGGTGGCGGTGGGATCAAAGCGTGAAAATGCCATCATGGCCCCGGTCGTGAGGGCAGAATGGAGCGTCTCGCGCGCACGCGCATCCATTTCATATCCCCAGCGGGCCTCTAGGCGACGCGCGACCCAGCCGACAATACCGGTGACCGCGACGCCTGTGAGGGCCATGAGCGATTGTGTGATTTCGGGGGTTAAGAAATTAAGCATGGGTGACCTTTCGGGTGTGTTTATGTCAGGACGGGATGCGGTTTTCTAAAGCCGCTGATTGGCTGGTATATCGGGCAACGATCCAACCAGATTGACCGCCATAGGCGACTTTGAACCATTGATGGCCCAAGAAGGAGCCAACACGGATAAGGGGCACTTGCGTGCCATGCGGGATGCTTGCGATCACGTTGGGATTGAACGATGGCCAACGTCGCAGGCTCAGTGTGTTTCCGGGTGTGTTGACCACAACCCATTCATCGCGATATTTGGGCGGCACTGATCCGGCATCAGCGGCGTCTTCAGAAGGCTCCGAGCGGCCAAGGACTTGGGCGCGGACTTCCGCGAGCGGAAAGAGCGGGTTGGTATCAACCTTGCGGCCCGGCGAGACGAACCAATGTGGTTGGATGTCGATCAGGCTGCCTTTGTAGGCAAAGAGGCCGTGGCATAGGTCAAGCACGGTGCTGATCTGGGCTTCTGTGTAGGGCATCCACCAGTGATCGCCGTGTTGCGGCGTGCTGATGCGCTGGATGCCGTGTTCGGCGTTGTCAAAGACCTCACCATACCACGCCCGCGACTTGCCTTCGCCCGCAAAGGTCATGCGACCGGGGTTGACGATTTCAATGCCAATCGAGAAGTCGTTACATCCCGACCGGCCATTGTATTCGGACCGGCCTGCATGGTTTGCGCCACGATTAAGAGCAACCTGCTGCTGGGCCACGCCGGATCGTTCCACGACAAAGTGGACGCTAACCTTGGCGGTGTTGTTCTGCAGGTAGCGGGCGGCGCTCAATTCCGTCAGACGGCTGGCCGTGTCATGCACAATAACAAGGCTCGGCGTGATGGTGCCGCGCTGATATTTGGCCTGCGCAAATGTCATTCCAACAGCGCGATTGTTCTTGAACTGCATGACTGATCCCACTTTCAAACCAGCGAAACGACTGGCGCGATGTGGTGTCAGAATGACTTTTTGCTAGGTGGGAAAACTACGCACAACGGTTTGTGGGGGACTTAATCAAACAGGCCGGGCTGATCTGATTTATAGTCGGGTGCAGGCCTCTTGACGCGATCTGGATCAAGATAGGATCGGACCGTGTTATCGGTGACCCGCACTTTCCGCGCCACCTGCGCAATAGTCAATCCCCGTGTGATCAGGACGCGGGCAATATAAGAATCTGCTTTTGGAACGCGGCGGGGTAGGCGTGATTGTGCGGCGGCAAGACGTTTGACCGCGTCTACACCAATCAGGTCCACCAGTTCGGTTTTCGCTTCGGTGTTCCACTTGAAATAAAGCTCGGCTCCGCCAAAGTTCAGCAGGAATTCGACAGCAACGTCCTCACCAAGAATATTGACGTATGGCTCGACATGCGCGGGCGGACGGATTGGGTCAGTCATGCGGCCCCCTTTGCAGAGGGCCGCAATGCGTCAGGCGAGTGGCACCCAATGGTCGTTAAGTTCTTGGGCCGCAGGTTCCAGTTTGGCGTGAATGAGCCGCAAAACATCTTCAAGGCCGCGCCGCTCGACGGGTTCATTGCACATGGTGAGCATACTGATAACGCCGTAAAGCGCGGATGTTGCTTCCAAAGCCGCGTCCCTTGGGTCTGATTTTTGAAGATCAGCCATGGGTAAACATCGCCATTTGCCGATGATCGAGCGCAGAGGTCGCAAGATCGAGCGGTGTGCCCTCTGGCGCTGCTTTGATCAGACCCAGACCGATGCAATCCTTGATTGCCCGCACCAGTTTGGGCTGCGACAGCGTGACCGTCTCTTTGAGCATGTCGAAGGTCCAGCCCTCGTTGACCGCTTCCACGATCCGACCGCGCACGGGCTTGCGAAACCGCGCATCCGCACTGACCTTTTGCAACAGGAAGGTCAACTCGGCCAAGGTTTCGGCCTCCATGAGCGTAAAGGCGTCGTTGATCGCCACGGCCATCTCGTCGGCAATCTCCGAGCGCAGCACACCCGACAGCATATTCGCGCCGCCATGGGTGAAGACAAGTGGCTCCAGATCGGTGCGTTTTCCGGCAGAGGTGGCCGCATTTTGCGACCACCTCTGCTCTTCTTCCACGATTGTGAGGCGGAAGGCGTAGCGCTCGGGAAAGCGGTTCGGGTTGCGCTTGACAGCTTCGTTCACCCGTTTGGTTGTCGTGCCGTAAGCTGCGGCAATATCGGCTGCCATCATAAATGGCGGACGGTTTGGCAGATGATAAATCTGCGCACGGATACCTGAAATTGTTTCCAGCTTGATCTGCATAGGATAGTTCTCCTTCGGTTACGGGGGGCATGATGCCCCCGGGTGTTGAAACGACTGCCGAAGGCCAGCCTCCCCATGTCTTTAGGCTTACGCCTTGGACATGCACATGGGGCACCCGGAGAATGATCGTCTCTGATTGTGAGACGCCATGTCGGGGCGTAACCGCCTTCGGTATCGTTGTCGGAGCAGGTTTCAAACTGCTTCCTGACAACCCGAATGTGGGACGGTTCGCCTGAATTGTCAATTGGTGGTTGCGAATCAATGTGGATCGCGAGGACGCTGTCCAAAATGGAGGGCGCATGATGGAACGATTCGGGACGGATTTGATGACCATGTTTCTGGCGACATCATGTCCAGAGCATGAAAACGGGCCGCGAGAATATCCCAGTTGGGAAGATGTCTCGCAATTGTTCTTTGATAACGCCGAGATGATCCGCGCCGCCGCAGAAAAAGGTGGGCGCGTTTGGTCACAAGATGCGCCCGAGCAGTTGGATATTTGGCTGATGGCCATGTCGGAAGCGGGGACCTTTGACGCAGCGCATACATTGCCATTTGTTGTGGCAGAAGAACTTTGGCGGCGGTGGTCGTTTGCGATAGCCGCGGCAATGTTGGAACACGAGGCTGGCGAGCCGTTGAATTTGCCGCTCCCAAGAGAAGCTTCCGATCCAATAAAAGGGCTTGCGGTCATGCTATACATCCTTGGCGGACCTGCGAGGGCATATCCAATCGAATTTGTGAAGTAACCCAGCGTCTGTTTCACTCTCATCTGGAGTGATCCTTGACGCGACCAGCGGAGCGGATCGTTGGCATTTTGGACCTTGTGACCGTGATGACCGTGCCGCCGTTTATCGCGTATCGGAACCCTTCACAGACCACCGCCGAGCAACTTGGGTGTTCACCAGCCGTGTGAACCAGCTCTGCCATCTCCATCTTGACCGCATCGATGTCGACGCCCTTCACGCGTTGCAGGTAGCGCAAGGCTGCGTGGTCGGTGACTTTGATGGGGATCCGTTTCACTTGACCCGCTCCGACAGGATGCCTTCACGCTTGCACCAGTCTTTGAGCGCGCGGGTGACGTCGTTGATTTGGCCAGCATCGCGCAGGCTGTCGATGTCGATAGGCACAGATTGCCACTTGGCCTCGAAACGGCTACGCAGGAAAGCGTTGAGGCCTGCGCGATCGGGTTTATTGAGCTTTCCTGCTTTGCCGAGCAAGCCCCAAAGGACGTGCACATAGCGCAGATCGGCGCGTGGTGCCGCCTTTCGGTGTTTCGGTGACACCTTGCCGTTAAAACCTGATTTAAAACCTTTGGCTTCCAGCGCTTTTACAACCTTTTGCAGATCGGCTTCTGACATATCAGACATGCTCCCTTTGCCTGTGGCCACCAGCTGCAGGTCGCGGCGCGTGTCCGCGTCGAGGCCCAACTGGCGGCAGGCGACAAAGATGAGTTTGCGGGTAGCGCTCATGCCATCAGTCCTTTGATCAGCAGAAACCAGAAGAACACCGCGCTGACGACAACAGGCACAACCCACCAATTTTTGGGCCAATCGGGTTTCTGACGCTTCTTTTCCATCGCCCTACGCCTTCGCCAGATCGACGGTGATGGTCTGCCAAGCGGCGTCATGGCTGTCGCGCTTGTAGGAGCGCACATAGGTCTTGGAGCCCACCACACGCATTGCGTCGCGGATGGCCTTCATGGCGCGCTGCCAGCGCTCGTCAGCGATCTCGCGGCGCAGGAGCATGAAAATTTGGGCGCGGTTGATCTGGCCTGCTTTGTCTGTCTTGAAGGCGTCGGTGACGATAGATCGCAGTTCTGCGTTGGCATCAGCGGACCATTCATTGAGGCATTCGTCGACCAGCTGTTTGGCAATTGTTAGCTCTGGGCCAAAGTCGATATGATCTTGCACAGCCACTTGGACTTTATAGAGGCCGTCGACAGTCATCAGGGTCTTGTTGCCCTTCTTGCCACCAACCGTCGTGTCATACTCTTGCGCAAGCACGGCCTCGAAGTCGCCGATGTCGTCAAAGGTATGTTCTTTCAGGCGGCTGACCTGACCAGAGGCTGCAATAGTGTGGCCCATGATTTTACGCACGATTTCGTCCTCGAGAAGGTGCTGCGCCTTGATGGTTTCAATCGGCTGAAACCCACCCTTGCCGTCACCCATGTAGGTGTTGCCGTTGATGGTGGATTTGCCGTCTGGGATTGGAACTGGTTGAAAAGCGGTCATGTGGATTCTCCGGTGTGTTGGATCAGGATGCGGGGCAGGATTTTGCGCTGGGTGAAGTCCGGCAATGTGCCAGAGATCACGAGAAGGCAGGCCATTGCGTAGAGCTCTTCGGTTGTGACCCGGTCCGCGCCGCGTGCGCCCAGCAGGTCAAGTTTGTGCACAGCACTGGCTGCAAGCTCGATTGCGCGCTGCTGGGTAAAGGGGGTTGGATCAGACATTGGCCACTCCATCATCGAGAACGGCCGCAATCAGATTGCCATCGACCATTTCGGCGAGCAGGCGCTCGGCCAACTCCGATGCGGTGATGTTGCGCACCCGCGCAGCGCTGCGAAGTTTCATGGCCGCTTCATTGGGCACAGTGATCTGCGCAAACTTCGGTGACCCTTTTTTGAACGGCGGGATCGTCACGCCGTCACGACGTGCTTTGCAAACATAATCGTAGACGGTGTGAACGCTGCATTTGACGGTTTTGGCAATTTCAGTGCGACGCATACCTTCTTGGGCAAGTGCGATGATCTTTTGCTCGACCTTCATTTGACGTCCCCCTTTTTGAAACGCGCGCAGCCTCGACACGCGTGAAACATGCGCACTTTCGTGGGAGAAGATGAGCACAGAACCTTTGCCTCTTTCTGCCAAGCGTGACAGCCAAGCTCTTGGATTTCGCCCAGAGCGGGGCAGATGATCTTGCTGCGCATCAGGACCATGCGAATTTGGGCCTCAACGCGGCCCATGTCGCCGGGGTAGGTTTTTGTGATGACCTGACTGATGACCGCGCCGCTATAGCCGAGCTGGGCTGCAACCTTGTTTTGTGACGACCCATCGCAAGCGTCGACCAGCGCTTGAATATATGCAGGGACGTCACCCCATGCCTCTTGGGCACGCTTCAAACGGGCGCTCATAATCTGTCTCCCGACACATAGGCGAGCTTGTCGGTGTTGCCGTCGACGATGCACTCAAGTTTTCTGATCGTCGGGGCAAGAGGGCCGGTGTCTTTGACCAGGCGGTAGATTGCGGGGCGTCCGCCATGGCGGGCCTTTTGCTCGACCGCGAGGTATTCGGCTTTCACAAGGTTACTGCAATAATGCTGCACATCTTGACGCTGCAGCGTCGGAAGCGTCTCGGAGAGGATTGTCAGAACCTCGTCGGGCGAGAAGCTTTTCAGCGACCGCATCGCTGTCCACATCAAGCCAGTTGGCTCTTTGCGCTTCTTTGCCGCCAATTCGTGTGCTGCATTTCTGTCGGATGTGCTAAACACGGTGCGGCCCTTTGTGTCTTTGCCCACCATAAAAACCAAATCCAGCCTTTGCAGTTTGCGCATGAGATTGCGCTGGCACCATTGCGATCCGGATGCGTTCGCCTTGATATCCGCATAGGTAAATTGGGATTGCCCAGAGATGAACGCGATGATCTCGGCCTCATCCTTGCTCTTGGGTTGAACTTGATTAAGCATTGATATCAACCTCGCCGATGAAGGCGCGGTTGCGCGGATTTGGGGCCTTGTTTTGCGCGAGAGGTGATTTTCCCCACTGGTCGAGGGAAATCTCTGCGAGGCCGAGCTCACGGCATCTTTCCAAAACCAGCGCAAAATCAGTGACCATGCGGCGGGGGATCGCGCCATTACGCTCGCGGATCACGGCGATCATTTGATCGCTGATCGTGATGCCTGGCGCATACATTTTAGCCAGCATTTTAGCATCGCCGAGATCCGCATATTCAGCCTGCACCCACGTCAAGACGCGGCTATCAACCTGCGGCCATTTGCGCAGGTTCTGGGGCAGTTGATCCATGCCGATCAGGACAATCGGAACAGACGACCCGTCATACATATCGCGAATGACTTCGATCATGCCGCGCTGAACGGCGCGGTCGGCTTCGTCGATCAATAGCGGGCGGCGGGCCAAAGCCAGCTCTTGATTTACCTGCATCATCATGTCGGCGAGTGTCTTTTTGGGAAACACCTGCAATTCGCGCAAAATTTGCTCAAGAAGTGTCTTCTTGGTCCACATCGTTTGAACGGAAATGTGGATCGCATCCATGGAAGCGGCGGCATAGGCACATGCGATTGATTTGCCCAAGCCCGGCTCGCCGGAAAAGACGCCGATACCGTCAAGGCCATGCGCGCGGTTTTCCAGCCGCTTGATGACCTTGGTGAGAAGGGCGACGTTTGTCATCCCAAGGATTGAATTGCCTGTCGTAAGATTTTGTGTCATTTGATCCTCATTGATACTGCAGTTTTCCGCCGCTCCGGGTGCAACCGGGCGGCGGTTTTGTTTTGGGCGGTCACCTGACGGCCTCCGCACCAAAAGTCGTGAACATCTCGAGATTGCCAAGATACTCGGCAGTCTCGATGTAAGCTTGGGCCTGTCTGGCCTCCTCTGATCCGATCGGGTCACCACGCTCCGAGCGCTCGAGAATGGATTGCGCCCACCAAAACTTGTCAGCGGATGTTTTTTGCGGCTCCGCTGGCGCAGGCTTCTTGATCTGGAATGGCACAACGTCGCCGTTCTTGATCGCTGCGACAGATGGGTCGAGTGTCGCGCGCGCTGGGATGCGTGGGCGGGCAGGGGCGGCAGGCATGGCAACCACCTTGGTATCCAATGGGATGGTCGGCGGTGTCTGCATGCCGTCCAGCTTCGCTACGATCTCGGACATTGGAATTGGGGTGTGCAGTTTGGCTAAAACCTTTTCGGCCTTTTTGATCTTGCTGACGCGGCGCGCGTTGTCGCGGGCACCGGCGATGTCAAAGAACCCAACCGCCTGCTGGCATTCTGCAAAGCCCAAATATTCACCATCCTTGGCGTAAATCTCTAGCCCGCGATGTAAGTCTTCGGGATCAAAGCGCGCAACGATCTCGGTGCTGGGTATCTGTGACATCCAATCGCTGTGATAGACGTTCTGCTGAAAATTGAGCCCGCCATTGTCGCGGTTCAGCTTGGCAACATGCTGCCCGAACATCCACAATCGCCGCTGCTCCTGTGTCGCCTTGCGGATCGGCGCCACCGCATAGCTTTCGGCAAAGACGTCGTCAAAGGAACAGCCATTGGCGACCTTTGTGATGCGACCTTGGCGGGCGTTATGCTCCGCGACTTTCTCGTCAACAACTTGCAGGAACTTGTCTAATGCAATGGCCCGGCTTCCGTAGTTTTCGGGCTTTGCCATTGGGTTTTTACCCGTGAAGGCACCGGTAAAACGTGGGTCGAGGGCGATGTTGTTGGCAAAGTCGCGGAACCCGCGCTCGATGGGTTTGGCTTGACCGTGCGCTGGCGTCGCCCAATGCATTTTGATGCCCAAAAGCGGGAGGACCCCAAGCGGATCGTCTTCGCGGACCTTGAAGCGGAAGCGCGTTTTCGCGCCAGCGGTCAGCCATTTATTGGCAAACTCGTGGCCGTTATCAAACAGGCAGTCGCGCGGGATGCCGTAGGTTTCAACCATTTCGCCAAATGCGGCCATCACCATGACTTTGTTTGGGTTGTGATCAACGCGCCATGACAGCATTTTGTTGGAGTAAAGGTCCTGAAAAGCGACGATCTGCGGGCGGTCGACGGTGCCGTCTGGCCAACGCACAAAGACGTCGATCTTGTGACAATCGGCATTGACCGCCTCAAGGGAATGCAAGCCGCTGCGATCGCGGATTTGCGCAGGGTAACACCGCATCAAGCCCGCGACACCTTCGCGCAAAAAGACACGCGTTACGCGGGGAACTTCCAGCTCCATGCGGCGCTTTGCGGTGCGCTCGGTCAGCGTATCCCAGCCCTCGGCCTTTGCCATGCGTAGAGCAATGCGAAAGGATTCCTTAAACGTGGCGGGTTCACGGCGCAGATACAGGCTTTTGATATGATCAAGGAAGTCGCGGACGTTGCTGGATTTTGGGGCTTTGCGTGCAGCCAGACGGTGGCGCGGCGGCAGGTAGGCAAGGCGGTCCTCTATTGCCACACCTTCAATCATCTTAAACCAGTCAAATACGGTGCGCGGTTTGAATTTTGTGCCCATGATTGCGGCGTCAACCGCAGACACCTTTGTGGCACCTGCGGACTGCATCAACTCGACAGCTTGAATGATGTTCAGGCGCTGACGGGCGGTGGTTTTCACCGTGTCGGGCAGGCGGGCGAATGTGGCCCATGCTTGGCCGCGATCGGGCTTGCTATCAGGCGCAGGCGCATCGGCCATCAACAGGGCTTTGCGGGTCTGATCTGGCAGCACCGACCAGTGATACTGCCAGCCACCACCGCGCCCCGCTTTCTTGCGTGAACACTTGGGTTGGACGCGCCATGCGCGCTCGCCTGCCATGTGGTTTACACCTTGGCGGGTGCCGGGCATTTCGGGCAATCCGGATGCGGCCAACTGGTCGGCGGTCCACCAAAGCTGCTCTGGCTCCTTGCGGATCATGATGCAGCCCTCCCGCGCGAAATGAAGGCGATGTCGCCGGGGCTGTCATTGACTTGCGGATCCAGCAGCTCACGCAAGGCGTCAGCGTGGTCTGCGACAAACTGGCGGCGGGCGGATTTTCCGGCGCGTGCAAAGGCGTCGTTCAGCGCGCGTAGCTGCTTGTCTGCGTGACTGCGCACGGCGTCTCCGGGCTTGGCGTTGATCTGGCGCAGGGCTTTGGCGGCTGATGGGGCCTCGCCGCCAGCCATTGCCGCGCAGACGCGGAAACGGTGGACCGGATCCAGCTTGGCAATGGTTTGCAGGTCGGCCAGTGTGACCGCCTTTTTTGAGCTGCGTAACAGCGCGATGTCGTCATGTTGCAAGGCTGTGCCAGCTGCAATCATGCGGCGCACATGACGGTCTGACAGACCGAATTTCTCGGCTGTAGCACTTGCGAAACTCCAGACGGACATCGTGTCCATCTGGCTGTTATTCATTGCGGCAAGACCCTTGGCACCATTTTTTGCCTCGGGGTGCATCCGCTCGTAAACGCGCTTGCGCTCGGCCAAGAAAATCGCCGTGTCGAGCGGATCAAGATCGGCACCTGCAAGGTTGTCGTCGATCTCCATCAACTTGGCCCAATCATCGGTGCAGCGCCATGCCTTCAACACGATGCTGTCCCAGCCTTCCTCAAGCGCAAACGTCAGGCGGTGACCGCCGCAGATCAGCCAAAGCTGGCCGTCCTTTTTCTTGCGCACGTGGATCTCGTCCTTAAGGATACCGATCTCGCCGTATGAGGCGCGGATGCTCTCGACGCCGCTGCGTTTAATCGGCCTTAAACGGTCGCCAAACTGGATGTCCTGCGGCGCTGCTGACGTGATTGATTGAATGAGGTCTGACATTACAAACCCTCCGGTATCAGCAGGACGCCGTAAACCATCGCAAACAGCGCAAGGACACAAATGACATCGCAGATGATCTGTTTGGCCAGCAGATTTGATGCACCCTGATCAGGGCCGGGGGCAGTCGGGGAGGATTGACCCGTGAGTGGACCCCGATCAGGATGCGCTCTACCGTTGTGCCTGCCAGCAAAACAACGGAGAGATTCTTTATGTGCGAACCATTTTTGGACCGCTACTTTTGGGAGGCGCAGGCACATGCTAACGAACTCCTTGATTTGTTTGATCTAGAGGCCCGTCAGCTTGCTGTTGGGTTTCTCGATCACTATTGGGACGATTTTCAGCGACAGTTGCTGAACCCTCCGACGAAGGCGCTTGTCTTTTTAGGTGCAGGTCCGTCAGCGCGATCTCGAACGCTTGCGAAAGTGCACAAGGGGGCAGGTCTTCATCTGTGGTGTCAGGCTCGTCATTTGGCGCTGCAATCAGCCACGTCATTAGAGATTGCATCCAAACTTGAAGCCGTGAGGGGGAAGAAATATCGTCAAGCCGTGCGATATGCAGCTCAAGTAATTCCGCGATATCCTGACCCGCCATCGTCAACCGATATAGCACTGCTGCGATTGGGTAGTTAATAACCCGCAGCGGAAAGCCGATAATTGTAAAAACAACATTGATGCGCGGCTTATCGCGCCATGTGACGCTATAGGTCTGCCTAAAATCTTTTAGAAAGAGCTTTCTATTTTTGACGGCTTTTGCTCGTGCCTTCGCACCTTCAATATCAAAAAAACCGACATCTGGCGCATGACCTTGGTCACGGCGTGCTGATGTCATTTCTGCTGGCAGGCGGGTTTCCATTAGGTGTTCCTCCGGATTTGGGCACCGGCGCTGGTTGCGCAGTGCAGGTCTGATAGGGCGTGGCGAATTTGGTGTTCTGACGCGACAATGCAGTCGGTCTGGTCGTGCGCGACCAACAGGCATGTGTGCCGGTAGCTTGTCGAAATCGACGGTTGGTCTGGCGCGTTGTAGAAACTCAAGAAGGCGCGCCAGAACACAGGGTCGATCCGCGATGCGGGTGACAGCCTGTCGGCCATGCGCGACGATTGGATATCCCGGGCTGTCGCCAGTGCCATCGCTGATGCGCGCTGCAAGGCACGCATGCTGGCAGGCTGTCGGGCCTGATTGATGATGCTGATCGCAAGGATCAATTGCTCGGCCTCGGTCATATGCTCGGTCGCATCCGCTGCCATTTGGCCAGCCGGGGTCAGCGGCGCAAACGCCGTATTTTCTGCGGTGGTCTGCATTTTAAGCAGCCTCCTCTTTCTGTTGGGGACGGGGGATATCAGAGGGCCAATCAAGGTCGGTGGGCCAGATGTTCTCAAAGCGCTGAACGACCGCCTCATAGGTGCCCGTGCTACAATCGCCGCCTTTCTTCAGACGGTCGATAAAATCACCCTTCGATGTCACCCGACGCGAGATAGACCAGTGGGTCAAACCGGCGTGGGCTTCCATTGTTTCGGAAAGCGATACGATATGTTTCGTCATTTTACTCATGCAACCATCTAGCCACTACGGGCCAGATATGTCAAGCCACAAGGGGCTAGTTTTGCAAGTAATCTTTTGGGTAGGTTGTTTGGTTAGCCCATGCGGGCTAAAAGCGGATTTATGGACGATGTAATTAAGACCTTAGACGACGCCCTGAACAAGCATGGGCTTTCAGATGCGGCGGCGTCCCAGCTTGCTATGGGTAATCAATCTGCGATCAAAAATCTTAGGATGCAGCGTGGCGCAGAAAAGCGGTTCAACTATCTTACGCTCAAAAAACTCGCAGACGCATTGGATCTAGAGCTCTATTTTGGGCCGCGGAGATTGGTCACTGAAAAATCAGAAATCCTCGCCGACGACAGCGACTTCGTGCAGGTCAGTCGCTACAACGTCGTTCTGTCAGCGGGCGACGGGCGGGCAGGGGACAACGCAGAGCCTCTCTCACCAATAGCCTTCCGCGCCAACTGGATGCGCGATCATAATCTCGTCGCCAGCAGCTGCTGTGTCTTGACAGTTTCTGGCGACAGTATGCACCCATCACTTCATAGCGGCGACCTCGTTCTTGTCGATCGCACGACCCGACCGATCAAGAACCTCGCTATATATGCCTTTTCTGAACCAAGCGGTGATGTGAGGGTCAAACGCCTTGAGAAGACCGACGATCATCTGATCATCACCTCCGACAACCCCCAATTCCCCACATCAATCATCGCCCAAAGCGACGCCAACGGCCTCTCGATCATAGGACGCGTGGTGTGGTCAGGGCATGAGTTTTGAGCGCCAATATCGAAAGTTACTTTATTGCGGTTGGCAACACGAGCGTTCAGGTATTGCCTCTAGCCCAAAAGGCGATTGAGACTTATCCACTCGAAACCAATATCACCGTTCAAGCCCTTTGCGATTATGTCGAATTAAAAGAACGTGGTAAATACATCAGAGTTTCTCAGTTTCCTGGTTACGATCGCAAGCACCTCGATATTCTAAGGCGAAAGATTGTGCGAACAGCGATGGGCAATTTTCGCCATCAACAGCAGGTGGCATTGGCGGGTTATCCAGTAAATAATGGGCTGATTTTTTTCGCTGAAGTCGATTGCTGCCATCGGGCTCGCCAAATAAGGGGGCAGGTCCACGGTCCATTGCAGGTGGTGAGGCTGCCATTCGATGAGTGTTGGAACCAAAATTGTAGGTGTGAATACCTACCATTTAGAAAGAACCAATCTGGAAGCTATTCGAATATTATTCGGAAACAGCTTGATAAAGCTGGGATAGAGATAAAAACATGAGCCAGAGTCTCAACCGCGTCATGGCTACGTTGACCTGTAGAAACTAGGCACCATTACCATTGAGGTGCCATCCGAACCCCGCACGGCAGAGCAAGCTTCGGGATGTGATTTCTGGCAAATAGACCCAAAATCACTTTCCAGTTCAGCGCCGCTGGCTACACCATAGTAAATGACTTAACCTATTGTTTTATTTTGGATAAGTGCCGTTCTGGAAAGCTGCAAACGTCTTGGAAAGCCAACTTTCCAGTTCACGCGCCACTTTAAACGATCTCGCGGGCAAGGTTGAACGCCAAGCGCCCCTTTAAACCCTTATTTAACGGGCCTGTGCGCACGTGCGATAGTTTGCAGAACTCTCTGTCACGAAATACGCAAATCGCGCTCAAATGGCCATTTTTGCGCTTATTGCAGGACTTCTAACATCGCGGCCAATTTTGCCCAGCCGCACCCTTATACCCCTATAAAACATGGCGCTTTACCTCGAGACACCACCTAATCCCACCTGATCCCACTTACTGCGGAACTCTCTGTCACACTACATTCGCGCTTTCTAGCAGATACAGCCATTCCAATTCTTGTGGAGTTAAATCCAGCTGATCTGTCGCGGCGCGCCCCAAAACCGTTAAATAGACCTCACAGCCAGATTATTTAAACACCCATTTAATGGTTTTCCGTTTTGGTGCCCCCTGTTTGGTGTATTGTTGCCACGAGCACGGTTTCTTTGCAGCGTATTGAGCTGACTTTGTTGTTGTTGGTCCAACCTAACTACTACAAAAACGACGCGCATCTTGATCAGACGTTCACGTGTCCCGATCAGAACACGAATGCGCTCTGACGCCTCACTACGGACATGCACCTGGTTGAACCAGCCGGTTCGTGCCAAATGAGCCAGTCCTTCGGCATCGCCACGATCCGATTTGTTAATGCGGCCCGACAAGGCTTTGTGGGCTAATCGCGCATCAATGCAGATGATCGGCAGGCCACGCTTCTCCAACTCGCGGGTCAACCAGATCGACAAAATCCCACTCTCATGGACAACACGCGCAGCATCAGGTGCATGTTTTAGCACGAACGCGGCAATCTGATCCGGATCAGACGAAACCTCGCCACGTGAAGTGATGGCACCGTTGCTATCAACAACACAGATCGTGACTGATTTGACGGATACGTCGAGCCCTACATAATGTGACAT